CCTCTGAGTTCCCCCACGTAACCATCGCCACGTTCGTCATGCAGGGGAGCATCGAAGAGCGTCAGTACGACATGCTCCAGATGAAGCGCTCGGTCAACGAGGCGTTCATCGACGGCAAGCACCTCAACAAAGAAGGAAGTATGGAATTGACTCTTGACACGCTCAGTGGTTTTCTGCGAGACTCCTCCCTATGAGCGAACTAGAGCGCATTACCGAGGAGTACATGAGCCACTTGCGCCACGTGGAGGCCCTCAACAAGATCGTGGCTGAGTACAAGAAGCAACTATCTGAGGCCGTGGATGCCGAGGGCGAGGAGGACGACAAGGGCCACAAGTGGCTCCAGATCGGCCCCTTCATGCTCCAGAAGCAGAGGCGACAGGGCAACAAGTCCCTCAACATCGAGGCCGCTGAGGAGTGGGCTAAGGAGCGAGGAATCTGGGAGAAGGTCAGCGACGAGATCAGGGTCCTGAACGAGGATGCCCTCATGGCCTACGTCTACGACCACCGGGACGAGGCTGGCATCGAGGACGAGGTCCAGAACCTTTACAAAGAGGCACCAGTTTCTTACGCCTTCATGAAACCGGTCGAGGAAGCAACTTACGACTACTGAGGGTGTGCTAAGTTCGTCTCTCCACACCCCCTAAGACGGAAGGACACAAGTCATGGCAATTGCTATCTCCAAAGACGCCAGCCCCCAGCAGGTCTACGCGGTTATCGGAAATCTCGTTGACGCACACGAGCAGGCCGGTATTGAAACCATCTCCGTCAAGGAACTGAAAGCATGGCTCAACCAAAAGAAGACCAAGTAGTCCGAAAGATTCGCCCATTCAAGTGGGAGATCATGGTAGTAAAAGGTAAAGTGATCTACTACTTCTACGGTCTTACCTACAAAAGCGCGTGCAAACAGCGGGATAATTACTTCAATAGTCTCTGAACAACACAAGGAGTAGCACAAATGGCTGTCTATGAGGATGACCTCAACATCATTATCTCTTGGCTCAAGTCCAAGAACTGTGGCATCTGGGCACAGTGGGACATCAGCGACCCCGATGAGGTCGTGCTCGCCGCTGAATGGATTCGTGGTGTCATGGCCGGTCTGAGTGAGTACTCGGATTGGTATCAGAGCACGAAGGTTGCTGGATGAGCACAGACCCTTTGGATTACTTCAACGCACTCACCAGCAGGCGTGAGCAGGACGACGACGGCCCCGATTACCCCGGTAACGTCGCACCAAGAAATCGTGGAGGGGGCGTTGACAGCGCCACACATGAGTGGCTAAACTCCCTCCGTTCCTATGAGTATCTGGTGAACGGTATGGCTCGCCGGTTCTACACGGTGGGTGCCTTGGCATCCGCACTGAACCGCAAGCCTGTCACCATTCGCTCGTGGGAAGCGAAAGGCTGGATTCCTCCAGCATCATTCCGCACCCCAGCGCCGAAGTCGGAACAGATTCCGGGTAAGGCGGTGAAGGGACGGCGTCTCTACAGCGAGGCACAGATCGTGTTTCTCGTAGAGGCGGCAATGGCATATGCTATCGACGACCCCGACAGTCCTGACTGGAAGGGTTTCCGAAAGCACATTGCCGACAATTACCCAACGACATGAGAAAGAGTTAGAGCCATGGGACGTTTTGACGACGATACCGAAGACACGGGTGGGAGCATTGCTACCGCCCCCGACATCGACCGCACCGAGGCCCGTAGGGTCATCAAGCGGGGATGGGGCAACGTGGAGCAGACCAAGCAGGCTGACTCCCCCTACGCCCAGCGCCTGAAGATTGACGACAAGCCTGTCATCATCAAGTTCTTGGAGGACGAGCCGTACACCTCGTACCGCCAGCACTGGATCGAGCGGCAGGGCCAGAAGTCCTTCACGTGCATCGCTGACATGCACCCCAAGGGTTGCCCGCTGTGTGACGCAGGTCACAGGCCGTCTGCCCGCTTCGCCTTCAACGTCGCTCTGCTGAGCGAGGACGGCGACACCACGATCAAGTCCTATGAGGTTGGCCCTCGGGTCATCGACAGCCTCAAGAACTTCCATCAGGACCCCCGTCAGGGACCACTCCCGAAGCACTACTGGGCGATCAGCCGCTCCGGTAAGGGACCGACCTCGCAGACCAACCACCAGATGGTGCGTGACCGGGATCTGGAGGAGGAGTGGAACATCACCCCCCTGACCGAGGATGGTCTGGAGCAGATCAAGAAGCAGGCGTACGATGCCAGCATCGTGCCCATCCCCAACCGGGAGACTCTCGTCGGCATTGCCGCCGAAGAGATGGAGTGACCCCACTCCATGTCATCCCCTGTGACGGGACGGCGGGGGCCAAGTGCCCCCGCCGTTCTCTCTCCTGAACAACTTCCCGAGATTGTCAGGGCCGTACAGGCAGAGGGCATCTTCTCTTTCGACGTAGAGACCCGTGGCAACATCGAACGCCACGCAGAGGTCATGGACCTCGTCGAAGCAGAGTGGAAGTCCAAGTCAGACAGCCTGAAGTCCACGCACCCCACTGTCGTCCAGCGGTCCCGACAGGCCATTGAGGACAAGTGGCGTGGCAACGTAGCCCTCGACACTCTCCGCAACGAGGTCTTCTGGATCGGCATCGCCACCAAGGGTCAGTCGTGGGCTATCCCCATGGGCCACCCCAACGGCGAGGTGCTGGTCCCAGAACAACGTGGTGACGGCTCGACCATTCCGCCCCCCGGTTATCGGGCGGTCCTCTCCAGCGGTAAGGAGAGCATGGCGAGAGCGAAGTACTACATCCCCGCTACGTTCACCGATCCCCCCGAGCAGATGACGCAGGAGACTGTCTTCTCTGCTCTGGAGCCGCTGTTCATGAGCGAGGACATCGTCAAGGTCAACCAGAACATCAAGTTCGACTGTAAGTCCGTGGCGAAGTACTACGGGGGAGAATTGCCTAAGGGTAGGTACATCGACACGCAGGTGCTCATGCACATCGTCGATGAGAACCTGCCGAGTTACCGGTTGGTCTCTATCCTCGACAAGGTCTTCAACTTCGACCCGTACCACAGGGACGGCAAGATCGGTAAGACCATCACCACCGAGCCGTTCAGCAGGGCGTGCCGGTATGTCCACTACGACGCCCGCTGGGCGTGGCTGGTTTACACCCGCCTGTATCGGAAGATCGCCGCAGTACCGACGCTTATGGACGTGCTTCACCTTGATATCGACGTGCTATCAGTGCTCGCACAGATGGAGATGAACGGTATTCAGGTCAACAAGCGGGAGTTGACTCGGCTGGGCAAGTCGCTCGACCTTGACCTGAACAACAAGGTGGCCGACATCTCTCAGTACGCCCCCGTGGGGTTCAACCCAGACTCCAACGTCCACAAGTCCCACTTACTCTTCGACAAGAAGCGTGAGGGAGGACTGGGGCTGAAGCCAAAGAAGACGACCAGCAGTGGCAAGCCCAGCGTGGACGAGGACTCTCTGAAGTCGCTACAGGGACAGCACCCCGTGGTGGACATGCTCATGGAGTACGCCGAACTCAAGAAGATGAAGTCAACATACGTTGACGGCTTGCTCCCCCTGCTCCACAAGGGCCGACTGCACCCACAGTTCCACCTCCACCGCACGGTTACCTCCCGTCTGTCTGCGAGCGACCCCAACCTCCAGAACATCCCCCGGGATGGCAGGGTGCGGAGCCTGTTCGTGGCAGAGGAGAACAACAGCCTGATCGTGGCTGACTACAGCCAGATCGAGATGCGGATCATGGCGATGTACTCGCAGGACCCCAAACTGCTCCACATCTTCGCAGAGAACATCGACGTACACGCCGGTACGGCCAGCGTCATCCTTGGCAAGCCCCCGGAAGAGATCGACAGCGAAGAGCGCAACATCTATGGCAAGGTTCCCAACTTCCTTATGGGATATGGGGGCGGTCCTAAGCGGCTGGTTGAGGCTACTGGTGGCAAACTTTCCATGGAGGATGCGAAGCAGGTCGTCGAGAACTACAACTCGGGCTACGCCCAACTGACGGAATGGAAGACCCGCACTATCGCTAAGGCTCGGCGTATCGGATACGTGGAGACTATGAAGGGTCGCCGTCGTCGTGTGCCCGACCTGAACTCCGATGACTTTGCTTCTAAGGCTCGCTCTGAGAGGCAGGCGATCAACGCCATCATTCAGGGTACGGCCTCCGAAATCTGTAAGGAAGCCATGGTCCGTGTTCACCGGACTCTTGACTACCCAAAGTGCAGGATGCTCGTACAGGTACACGACGAATTAGTGGTATCCGTCCCCATCGAAGAGATCCCTAAGTGGGAACCTGCACTAGAGCAGGCCATGGGGAATGGTAAGGTAATCATGGGCGTTTCTTTGGAAGTGGAAGCGCATCACGCACAGTCATGGTCAGAGGCGAAAGGCTGATATGGACGAGCAAGAAAGACGCCAATTCCAACGCAATTTCTATTTGAAGTTGTCGCCCATTGACGGGCACGAGATTGCGGAGGAGCAGGGCGGATTCGTTGCCCCATCTGACGAGTCAGCCGAGGCCGAGATTCGTGACACCCTCAAGTTGTGGCTGACCTTACAGCAGGGTAATGCCGGGGAGATCATCGCCAACAGCGCTTGGTGGATGACCCAGTACATGGACCCTGAGAAGCGGTTGGCGGCTACTGATGGGGTGGTCTACCTCGACCGCCTTACGTCGTTTGCGGTCGCTGTCATGGGCCAGTTGCTGGATGCTGGAGTCATCGAACTCAAGGAGATCCCCGAGATTCCCGACATCCTGCTCTCTACCGAGAACCTGCTCAGCCCTGAGAATCTTGACATGCTGAAGAACCTAGAGTCATTATGGGAGGATGACGGTGAGCAATAATGCTTCTTGGTGGGCCAACAAATTGGGAACCCAACAGCCTCAGTATGGGCTAACGGTCCCAGCACAGCGGGCACCTCAGCCCGTACAACAGACGGTCCAACCACAGCAGGTACAGCAGGTACAGCAGGCTGTCCAGCCCGATATGTCTGGCGTGCCGCTGAATCAGGGAGAGCGTCAGCAGACGCTTGATCCCAACCGAGACCCCAACGCCGAGGTCAGCATGGGTGAGGCCATGCGCCTGTGGCGTGGTGGAGAGGCGCACCGCATGGAGGGCAACATGGCATGTCCCGACTGCGGTAGCACCACCGGCTACACTGCCTACTCCGGTCGAGCCGCTGGCTCGGCTCGGGTCAATGGGCAACAGCCTCGCCCACACGGCTTTGAGTGTGGGTACAACGGCACCTTCTCGCAAGGGATGGAGTCAAACTGGGCATAGAAGGAATAGCGTGAAAGACAGATACAAGTCATTAGATGAGATAGCAGATGAGATCAACAAGAAACTTGGCGAAGAAATCCTTATCAAAGGGAGTGCCGCGAAAGCGGAGGTTCCCCATGTCTCCACTGGTGTCCTCGCCTACGACCTCGCTCTCGGCGGAGGATGGGCCGCAAATCAGTGGAACGAAATCGTCGGAGAAGAGTCTTCGGGAAAGACTGCTATTGCGTATCGCACTATTGCGGCGAACCAGCAGCGAGACCCCGAATGGCTAGCCCTCTGGGTAGCCGCTGAGGAGTACGTCCCCGACTACGCCGCATCGTTTGGCGTAGACCTCGACCGTCTGTGGGTCGTCGAGACCAATGAGATGGAGTCAGCACTGGAACTGGTGCTGAAGGCCGTCGAGAACCGTGCGGTTGATTGCGTGGTCATCGACTCCCTGCCTGCTCTCGTTACTGAGACCGAGGTCAACAAGTCCATGGACGAGGCTTCCGTGGCTACTGGGGCGCAGATCCTCAGCCGCTTCTTCAAGAAGTGCGCTAAGGCCCAGCGCCGTTCCATGACTGACGAGGACCGTTCCTGCACCCTGATCGCCATCAACCAGTGGCGAGACAAGATCGGTGTTATGTACGGCGACCCCCGCACCACCCCCGGTGGTAAGGCCAAGAACTATTACTACTTCACCCGTGTCGAGGTGCGGCGTGATGAGTGGATATCAGAGGGGTCGAAGTTGGACACTCGGGTGGGTCAGACCATCAAGATGCGGGTCATGAAGAACAAGACCTACCGCCCCCAGCAGATCGCTCAGGCTGACTTCTACTTTGCCGATACCTACGGATTCCGTAAGGGCGAGTTTGATACGGTGAAGGACATCGTCAACGTGGCGCTGGCTCTGGAGTTGTTTGAGGGCCGCTACAAGTTTGAGGGTGAGCGCATCGCTAGCAAGAAGGAGGAACTGTATGACATGGTTCGTCAGGACCTTGGCTTGCAGGCTCGCCTCCGTGATGCGGCGACCACGGCTGTGCTGGGAGATCCGACAGGGGAGGAAGTACTTGAGCAGGTATGAGCACCCCTCGCAATGGGATAACTACCGCAAGCCCAAGAAGGACCCGTGGTCAAAGGCCCTGAAGAGGCCATATGACCGTGAGGCTGAGGGGCTGTTGGAGGTATCCAAAACCACCATCCAGCACGTCCACGAACTGGAGATGATCAAGTCACTCCTGACTGCCATCATGAACACGCTTGATGAGCAGAAAGAGTTGATGGAGGATCATTCTGAGATGCTCGACGACCTCATGTATGCCCTGTACAAAGATGAGGAGTGAGTCGCAGAAGCGGTCTAAGAAGCAGGAAGAGCGCACGGCAAAGGCATACAGCGGCTCTCGTAACGTCATGTCGGGAGCAGGGTGGGTCCGCAAAGCGGATGTCCGCACCGAGGAGTTCATGATTGAGAACAAACTCAAGATGAACCCCGACGCTAAGTCGTACAGCGTCAAGGCCGTTGATATGCGTGATCTTGTCAAGCGTGCTCGCCTAGAGGGGCGCATCCCACTGCTACAGATTGACTTGGCAGGCCACCGTTACGTAGTGTT